ATGCATTCAACGCCAAGCGTGTTTGCGTTAGCGACCACAATGTCAATGAACGACACCGCGCCTTTACGGTTTGCTTTTGGTCGTCTTTCGCTTTTGCGATACGACAAGTCAACGGCTCTGCCCGTGGCATGAACTGATAATGAGCCAGTTTTGCCGCGCATGTCGCGCACACCCCAAGACCCGTTATTCCAAACAGCATTATTTGATGCTGCGATTGCTTGCTTTATCCATTCGTTCATGCCGGCACGTGGGCCTGCTGATGGGCCATCGCTGTTGCCTGTGTATGGCCGTGCGTTCGGATTAGCTTTGGCTGTTGCCACGCCCGAACGCCTGATCGTTTTTGTTTACCCAACGCATAATTGGTGGGATGATTGCTGCGATTGCGCCTTTAGCATAGTCACGTGGGTCTGTTGCACCAGTCGAGTAAACGGCAATAAGTGCGCCAATAAGTGAGCGCGCATAACTAGCAAGCATTGCTTTGTCTTTACTGGTGATTTTCAACATGGTGATCAATCTTTTGTTCTATTCGACCAAGGACTTGGTGTACTTTGCCGTGGTCTTTTTTGTTGTCGCTGCCGATTTTGCTAATGAGCGCCACCACCACAGCGAAACCACCACCGACAAGAGCCACCACGATTTCAGTATCCATTTCATTCTGCTACTTCTACGAATTCGTCAAGCGTTTTGTCGTACCTCATGCCAATGCCAGCGAAACGTCCTCTGATGTTGTTGTTGTATGACGTGCGTACACATTTTTGACCGCGGTATTCGGCATACCATTTTTCTGGTGTCAGGCCTTCGATCTTTTCGGTTTCGTCCACGCCAGTAATTACTTCGGTAACAATGTTGTTTTCGTCTAAAAATGCGTAGTGTGCCATTACACCCAACTCACGTTTCCTGTGCCAGCAGTAATTGTTGTTACCTTAAAACCGCCTGAAGCAGTTGCAGTTGAACCAGTCAAACCAGCGCCAACCGTAATTGTGTATTCCTCAGGATATTTCAGAATAATAATTCCCGAACCGCCGTTTCCGCCTTGGGAGTTTCCGCCGACGTTCCAACCACCACCACCGCCACCACCACCACGGTTTGCTGTCGCGTTCGTTGCCGAGTTAATAATGGTGCCACCGCCACCAGACGAAACACCGCCGGAACCTGCATTGGTTCCACCGATGCCGCGATTGCCTGTATTTGCTGACGTGGTGTTTAAGAAACCGCCACCACCGCCAGAACCGTAAACATCGCTTGTTCCGCTAATTGATGTTGTTAAACCTGCACCGCCCGCGCCAGCAAGTGTTGACGTTGCATTTGAGCCCACAGCGTTTTTACCGCCACCGCCACCACCAGCAAAACTTGGCGAAGATGAAAAACCGTTGCCACCGTTGTTGCCTTGTCCAGCTGTGCCGGTGCCACCCGTGCCTGTTTGTGAACCACCACCACCGGAACCACCACTACGCCCGTTTAATACTGTTGTTGCACCACCGCCAGCACCATACGTTGCTGTTAATCCAAAACCTGTTGTTGATGTGCCGTCAAAACCTGCAACGGTGTTTACTTGTCCAGCACCGCCAGCGCCAATTGTTAGCGAATAGTTTGTGCTGACCGCTCGAGCAATTGTTGCGTTAAGCACACCACCACCACCGCCACCACCACCAATGTCGCCACCGCCACCACCACCACCAGCAACGAACATGTATTCAACGTCAAGGGCAGGGACGCCACCGAAGGCCAAGATTTGCATGGCGTTATGCGCTAAGACTGCCTACAGCCACCCATGTGTCGGTTGCAATTTTGACGCAGGTTGCCACCGAATACTGGGCAGTAGTTTTGAGTCTCGAGTTTGCTGATTGGATAGTGACGCCAACACCAGGGGTAATTGTGACTTGACCTGCGCCGAGTTGCATAATGTTAATTTGAGTTCCGATACCAAATGCGACACTTGAGTTTGGTGGAATCGTAAACGTGATCGCTGAAGCGTTATCAAGAGTTACTAGGTCGCCGTCGTCGCCGAGCACAGCGGTGTACGACGTGCCAGTCTGGGCGTTTAACGCAATTTGTGCGGTTGCCAAAGCGTTTTGTTGCGCAGCGGTCAAAACCTGTCCAGCGGTGAAACTTTGCCTAGTTGCCATAAGTGCTCCCTATCCTAAAACATTCTCTGCGTCGAGTGTGCCATACACGGCGTCGTCCAAGATAAGTTCATAGACGATCGTTGTTGGCGCGGTTGAGTACAGCACGCTGTGGCCTGTGCTGAAATCTAGCCGATGCTCAATGCCTTCAACCGATAACTCTTGCGCCAATTGGGTTGTACCAGAACCGCTAGAAAACGTCTTTTCAATGCTGATTGTGTCGCCAATATCGACTGTGGCCAGCGTGTCTTTTTGGGCTGTGGTCAGCATCAGATATTTGGTTGCCACGGACGTATAGCGCGGTTCGGGCTCTGGGTTTAGCAGATATTCGGCAGCGTCATCAATGCTTGTTTGCTCGTTTAGCAGGCTGTTAGTGATGCTTGTTGTTTGAATAAAGTACGTTGCAATAGACTCTGCATCGGTTGCGGTAGCGGTCTTGCCATCAAGCCCTGTTACCACCGCACGGTTAATCACCGAGTCGGCCTCAAACGAAATACCCACGCCGTCGTATTTGTACTGTGTGCCATCATCAGTAAATTGCGCAACAGGCGCGCTTAACGTGTTACCAATACGGTCTTGGAATGTAAACACGCCAGACCTAGACATAAACACACGCCCAAACTCGGCAGTCTCGTTAATTTGCGTAATGTATTGCAGCACGTTTGTTCCTGCCGGCACGGTGTAAGCGCTGTCGCTACCAAGGTTTACGGTTCCCGTAGCGATCGCTCGAGAGCCTGCAGGGAAATCTACTTCTGGTAGGTTTAGGACTGTTTCTATGCGTTCGCCTGATGTTTCTGGGTCAGGATTTAGTTCATCTAAATAGGTTTGTGCCAGTAGATAGAACTGGTCTGCGCAATACACGGTCACGGTGTCTAAACCGCCAAGCGCAAAGTTGTAGTCATAGTTGACGACATAACCACTAAACAATGATTCGGGCACATTGGTGCTGCTGTAACGGATAAGCTGTACAGCGCGCAATGGGGCAAGCCCAGGCTTAGATTGCGGCGTATCGTAATACGGGCTGTTCTGGTCAAACGGGTTAAATATCCCGTCCACGTCCTGAATGGTAAACGTCATCGTGCCAGCGCTAAATTGATCGCCAACGTCACGGCGACCGCGACGCACATTGATGTTTGTTACCGAATCCATGACATCGGCAAACTCGGTCGTACCGTCCAGCACGTATGTTGTGTTATCTAGTACGCCCTTTAGAGCGTCGTCAAGCACGAACGCGTCAACCTGAAAACCCGTAGCAATCTTTAGGTCATAATTGCCTGAATTAACTACGGCTGTGCCTGGCATTACGCCACCTGTAACTGCAACGGCCCAGCGCTACGCGAATAAGCGCGCAAAGCATTAACGACCGACTCACCGATCTCGGCGCTTGTAGCAAGTCCGCCTGTGACGTTGATAGTTATTCCGCCACCTGTTTGCATGCGATCTAACGGCACAACGGCTTCTGGGCCTGCCTCACCGATCAGCGCAAGCGTAGGTGATGACACAATGCCACCTTCGGCTAGTCGAGGGATGCTCATACGGCCTGGTGCGGGTGTATTTGCTGTTCTGCCTAGTTGTGGCACCGGCACAGTTGGGGCTTTTGGAATGTCTGGCAATAGTGGAATTGAGTTGTAAGCGCTAATGATTGCGTTAACGGCACCAATCGCAGCGTTGACCATGCCTGCAAAAAATCCAATAACGGTGTTGACAATTGTGTTTATGCCGTTACGAAACCACTCAAACTTGTTGTATGCAGTAACAAGCGCAACTACAAGCAACGCAATACCTGCAGCAATAAGGCTAAATGGGTTTAGTGCCATAGCAATGTTTGTGGCAACAATTGCGGCAGCTACCGCGCCGATAGCGCCAGCGATAGCCAAGAATGCTTGTGGGTTGTCTTGAGCCCACATCGCAAACTTGTTTAAGATCGGCAGGACGGCCTCGACTACTGGCAACAGGGCCGCGCCGATTGACTCTTTTGTTTCGCCAATGGAGTTAGACAAGATTTTCATTTTTCCTGCAGCGGTGTCTGCTGCGGTTGCGGTTGCTCCGCCGAACGTTCCGCCGAGCACGTCCATGACTTCGTTTAGGCTTGCGCCTTCTTTAATCATTGTTGCCATTTCTGGGGTCAATGATCGGAGCGCCTTAAAGTTGCCCTGATATGCCTTGGCAAGCGCGTCGGCCACGGTGCTTGAATCCATTTGTAACGCTGTGCTGATGTCCATGACAAGGTTCATGTCTTTCATGGCAAGGTCAACGTCTTTTGTACCGCGCACCAAAGCCTCAAGACTCTTGCGATACTCGGTGTCAGCAATGCCAGACGCCCTGCTCATTGCCGATATCTGATCTTCAATCTGTGCGGTCTGCGCGGCTCCCGCGCCAGTCACATTCTGCAAAGTAAGCGCTAACGCCGCCTGCTCTTGCTGATCTTCCATAGCAGCTTTGGTTGCGTCACCAAGCGCCAACGCCAAACCGCCAAGGGCCGCAGCTGCCGGCACCGCCGCCTTTTTAATCGCAAACTGGGCTTTCTCTGACGTAGTTTCCAGTTGCTTAAATTGGGCAATAGCCTTCTTAATCCCTTTGCCGTCGAACTCTGAAATGATCGGGATATTGATTGCCATTACGCGGTCTCTCTGTTCGCTTCTTCCATGACGCGCTTGACCAGTTGCTCCATCTCGGACATGACATCACTTTGGCGTTGCTCGTACGCTTTCCACATTACTCGCGAACGACTGCCATAGCGTGCAGTTAACGCACGGCCAAGAGAGCCAGCCATAGACGTGTCAAACATGGTG